TTTGATACGTTAATATCATCTCTTGATATAGTGAATCTTGCTGATTCAGTATCTGCTGCTAACTCTGCCTTTTCAGGCTTTACAATTTCCGCTTTAGGCGGGCTTTTAGTTTTACTCATTTTTATATTTTATTTTAATTTACGTCAATGTGTACCTTGTTTCGGAGACATCGACAATTTTTTCATCAAGCAAATCATTCAAAAAATCCTGCTTCGCTTGTCCTTTCTCCCCATCAGGGGCTTGTTTACTTACAGCAGTTGCAATCTTTTGCAAAGGAAAAGTTGCAAGTGTGAGTAATTCTTCATCCGACAAGTTATGCTTCTTAGCAATTTCAGCTAATTTTTTATTGTCGTTACATTTTTTTGTAGCCCCCATTGACTTCAATCTCAATGAAGGAAACTCATGCCCTTCTTTAGCCATAGTAATAGCTTTGGCTTTTATACGTGTTGCCCAGTTAGTTACTATCTTTGCGATTGCCCAAAGTTCTTCAAGAGTCTTTGGATCATCAGGATCAGATATGTCTGTATCAGGAATAGAATGGTCGGCTACCTTTTTAGCTACTTGTATAGCTATCGCACCTAAAGCAGGGCACTTAGCTTCAAAAGCACAGAATCTGCAATTAACAGTTGGGTTAACATCGGCTATAGCAGGTTTACCATACTCCCACTGTGGTCTAATTTTTTCGCCTTGTAAGATAACTAAAGAAAGTTCATGAGTCATGCCCTCCATTTCTTCACGCTTAAATACATCGTGTAGAACTTCATTCCTAACAGGAACATAAAATACGAAAGTAATTTCCTTGATTTGTTTAAACTTTTGAAAAGCTCCCAAAGCATATGCTTTAGCTTGCCAATTATCTCTAGGTGAATCAATAACTGATATACCAGTTTTGTAATCGCCCATAATCGCTTTATCCGCATACAGTATTAAACGATCACAAGTCCCCCATGTACTAGTCCCATTTAACTGTACGTGAGTGAGCATTTCATTATGTTCTTCATATTTCTCATCCCCAATAATTTCCTGCATGAACTCAGCTTCATCTTTTACAATCTGCTCATAAATCTCAAGCTCCTCTTCATCGTGTAATGCTGAAGGATCTCTAATCTCTAATGCTTCATGTATCCGTGTGCCTTTTTCAGCAGCAGCATTAGTACCGCTTCGCCCTTTGAAGCCAGGACAAGTGGCTACATATTTAAGACTAGATGGTGAAAACTCTGCGTGTCCTCTACTTCCATGATCTGGTTGGTTATCCATGTAATGTTTGTAAGTTTTTAAGTTTTCTTTCTATGGCTTTCATTACGTTCTCTTCTATAGATCCCGCAGCCACTAATATCTTTTGTACAGCATCTGACTTTGCTCCGTTCCTGTGTATTCTTCCTAGGACTTGTAGATGGTTTTTAGCAGAGAAAGAAGGGCTAATCAAACTAACTCTAGGGTGTTTGCCTTTCACATCATGCAAAGACAGTCCTGTGCCTCCTGCTGCTGTATTAACAGCAAGTATTCTTCTTTTATCAGATTGAAAATCATCAATCTCTTTCTGTCTTTCTTGAGCAGTTTGTCCACCATCAATCCTGCCACAATCTAGTTTTTGGCAAAGGGTATCAATCGTTTCTTTGAAGTTCACAAAGATCACAACAGAGTTACCTTGGTGGTACAGATCAGTTGCCATATCCGCTAGATCTAAAACCTTGTAGCTCTCAGCAAGCATTCTAGCACGTAGGATATTCACAATATCAAAGTCACTGTTCTCAACACTACCGTGCTCAATAAATTGTTGTACAATGTCTGGAGTAACCCCTAAGTCCTCGTAAGCTTTTATAATTTTATTAGGAGCATTGAATTGTATTGGCTCTACAAAAACTCGGTTATCTCTAAATGAATCAGGGAAGTCTTCAATAGTTAACTTAAAACCAGTAACCCCATAAATTGTTTCTTTAACAGATTTTAACTTTTTTCTACTAGCTAACTTCCAAGTCTTCCATTGGTCTTGTAGACAACCATTAGATAACATCCATGAGTACCAACTCCTTTTTGGAGAGACAGATTTATTCAAACTATGTAGACCTAACATGTACCCTATAGCTCTCATTTCTGTAGGGTCTTCACATGCAGTAGCACTCATGCCGTGCACCAAAAACTTTTGCGTAATCAAAGATATTAATAGTTGTGCATTTTGAGTATAAGGACCTTTTGCTTTATGTATCTCGTCCATTAAGATGATAGTGTCTTCAGGTAAATGCCAGGTCATTATCTTCTTACCTCGCTTAGTCATAAACTCTGTATTACCAGTCCTTATCTTTTCGTAATTCAATACAAATAAAGGTTTTACACCAAATTCTTCTAACTCTCTTTCCCATGATGGGATGACAGCTTTTGGACAAATAACAGCAACTGGTCTTCCTAACTCTTTCGATATGTGGCTAGCGACTACAGTTTTACCTGTACCTACACTAGAAGTATCAATAGTTGATTTACCATTACTAAGGGCGTTAATAAAAAAGTCGGCAGCGGTGCCTTGCTTTGGGTAGAGTGCTTTCATTAGTTTTTAATTAGCACACCTAAAATAAAAAAGCTAGAACTATTTCCCTCTAATGTATCTAGCTATTAAAAAAGCATCAATCATCCCATCATGTGCCTTGCTAGCCCTTTTGCTTTTTTGCCAACATTCGTCAGGAGCTAAGCATTCTGCTTTCCAAGCGGCTGCCTCTTTTGTCATTCCTTTAGGAACGTGCCCTAACATTTTCTTTTGCCATTTATGTACTGAAACACAACAGTGCTCCCACCCTTTTACTTCACATAACCCTTTTATTTTTCCAAAAGACAATGCCATTGATCTTACTGCTTGTGAAGATTTTGCATGGTGTAAAGGTTCTTCTATTGCAATTACAAAATTGCTTGGCATTTCGTCTAAACCTAAAATCCACTGGTACAATCTATAGGCATCTACTTCTCTTTTGTTACCTCTTTTTAGGGTAGGCATAACCGTTTTATTTATTAAGGCTCCTGTCGTTTTAGAAATAGCAGCTAACCCACCATCAAGACCGTTATCAATTCCTATTATCATTAGTCAGGTAAAACAAAAAATCTATCTACAACTTTACAACTAAGGATTAAACCATCCCCCTCAAAAGGTATCATGACTTCTACATTTTTTACTAACATCTGAATATAGAATATTTCTTTAGCTGTTTTTGGTATTACCAAATAATATGTGCCAACTCTTTTTTCAGTGACAAATTGAAAGTCATCATTAGGTAAATTTTTCCTAATAACTATTGTTGGATTATTAATCCTTGAACGATCCTGAAACATTTGGTGGGTCATCATTTAAAAAACAAGGGGTAGCTTCTCCGTGATTGCTAAGTAAATATTCAAATTCATACCTGTCTCTAGCTTGCTTATCAGTTAAATCGTATTCTTCTTTCAGAACTTTGATTACTAATCGCTTACTATAACAAGCAATTGGTGGTTGACCATATCTTTCTATGCTCCCAATAAAAGCGTTTTGAAGTCCTTCATATAATAACAGAGCGGTATCTCCGTCTTCGTGTGTTGACATTTATTTTTTATCTTCAGGTTCACTTTCCTCCGCATCTATAATCTTTCCTTTCTTTTTCCAATCTTCCCTAAGAATTGATAAATCTATTTGGATCTTGCCATTAGGCCCACCCCCATTTTGTCCCGATAACCCTAAATTCTCTCTAGCAATTTTATTCCAAATCTCTGCATCCCTCGCTGTTCTAATTGGACCTAACGTCCCTAACTTATCAGCGTCTTTTAATTTTTTAAGAGACAGCCCTGCCATGAACGCTTGATACTGTTCAGCAGGGGTAGCTTGAGCATCTGCAATTTGCTCAATAGTATTCTTCTCTTCAATATGGGTATCATGTTTAGTTAGTGTCTCTTCTACATAATCTTTTGACCTAACATCTTTAGGCTTTCTACCCGCTTTATCTTTTAACCATCTCCTAATGGTTGTACCAGGAATGTCTAGTTCTCTAGCAATACTAGCAGGTTTTAAACCTTGATGGTATAAATCAACTGCTCTTTGAACTAACTCTTCTCTATTATCTTTAGCCAAACCACTTAACATATACTATTATAACTGCTATATTTCAAGTATCTCATGACTCCAACTAAAATTATTTATGAGCCAACTATAGATGCTAAAACAAAAATGATGGATGTAGGTGGTATGAAAATACCTCCATGTAACCTGATCTCTGCACTTTTGTACGGCTTTTCTAAACACACAAAAGACTCCGCTAAAGAATATTATTTTTGGAGACTTTGTGATGAACTTTGGAATAACCCTGATGTTCCTGAACCTTTAATGGTAAGACATCCCTGGGCAGAAGAAATAGTAAAGTCATGTATCAAGAATAAATATGTTGCTATAGGTGGTGCAGCATCTTCCGGAAAATCACATACAATGGCAGCATGGGGTATTATCAATTGGATGGCTGCTCCACATGAAACCTTAATCCTGCTCACTTCTACTACACTCAGAGAAGCACGGAAAAGGATTTGGGGTTCAGTGATCAGTTTACTTTCTGTTTTAGAAGGGGCTCCGTTTAAGATTAGAGATTCTATTGGTAATGTTGCTTATATAAACGAACAAGGAAACTTAGTCGAAAGAGCTGGATTATCTTTGATTGCGGCTGAAAAATCCAAAACAAGAGAAGCTGTCGGTAAATTTATAGGTATCAAACAGAAAAAAGTCCTTTTAATCGCTGACGAGCTTAGTGAATTAAGTGAAGCTATTCTACAAGCAGGTCTATCAAACTTGTCAAAAAACCCTTACTTCTCTCTAGTTGGTATGAGTAACCCATCAAGTAGGTTCGATGCTTTCGGTGTATGGAGTACCCCAAAAGAAGCTGGAGGTTGGGAATCTGTTAATGTAGAAACAGATGACACATGGGAAACTAAATGGGGAGGAACTTATATAAGACTCGATGGAGAAAGATCTCCTAATGTCTTAGCAGGAGAAGACTTATACCCTTGGCTACCTACTACACAAAAAATTGAAGAGGATGCTGAGTTGTTAGGTCCTGAGAGTAGAGGGTACATGCGAATGGTCAGAGCAGTATTCTTTGACTCAGATGAAGCTGAAACTGTGTATAGTGAATCAGAGATCATAAGATCAGGGTCCATGAATCAGGTTCAATGGAAAAGTAAACCTACAGCGATTGCAGGATTTGACCCTGCTTTTACCAATAATGGCGACAGATCTATTCTATACTTTGGTAAAGTTGGAGTAGATATAACAGGTCAATTTGTTTGTGAGTTGGGAGAAGCAGTTCAGCTTATGGACGATGCCACCAACAAAGCGGTCCCTCGCTCGTATCAGATTGTTCAGCAGGTGAAAGAGGCATGTCAAAAGAGGGGGGTTCAACCATATGATCTTTCGATTGACTCGACAGGTGCGGGTTCTCCTTTGGCTGACATACTGGCAGCGGAGTTTGGCGAGGGGATTCTTCGTGTTTCTTTTGGTGGGAAGGCATCGGATAAGAAGGTTAGTTCTAAAAGTAAGCTAACAGGGTATGAGCTTTACTTTAACAGAGTAAGTGAGCTTTGGTTTGTTGGCAAAGAGTTATGTAGGACAAAGCAATTGTTTGGTATATCAGGTGATTTAGCTAAAGAAATAACTAGCAGGAACTATGATTTGGTAAAAAGCACTACGCTACGCATGAAATTAGAGTCAAAACCTGAATATAAAGCTCGTTTTGGACAATCCCCAGACTTAGCGGATGCGGCATTTTTATGTTTGGATTTAGCCAGGCAGAGGCACGGATTGGTTGCAGTTGATCCTCCTACGAAAAATTCAGACGGAACTTTCTCAAAAGGGAGAAGTTTGAAGAATCTTTCTAATATTTTAGCTACAGATCAGCTTTAGGGGGTACTCTAAAAACTCCTATACGTAGGTTAAGCATTTTACAACAATATGTAATAATATGCTTAATAGGTATATGTAAAGTTTTCAGATAGGGGTACTACTTTTACAAAAAACTTACCTACCCTTTTTA